ACATCACCGGTATTGGAAGCCGCTGGCGAAATATCGGCACCAACAAACGTAGTCGGCGTCACCAAGGCGTTGTTGAAATTCACCTGTAGATAAGCCAGCGCATCAGCGCGCAGCGGCAGGCCAAACACATCGGCCGTACCAACGCTGACAGTCGCCGCAGTCATCGTACCACTGGGAACAACAGACGTGATATACTTGAACGCCTTCGTCGTTGTCACACCGGTAGCGCTTGCTGGCCCGGCAATCGTTTGCGACATCGGGTAGCCATAAACATCATACCCGTTGACCGTAAACGTGGCAGTCGTGGCAGCAGCACTGAACGTCAGAACAACCGCTCGCGACACCGCCCAATGTGGATTCCACAGCCTCGGACTCGCGTTCGCCCCAGGCTGACCACACACAATCGGCGGCTGACACGGCAGCGCAGCGCTGTAGATCGAGCCGTAATAGCTATTCGGAGCAGTAACGTTGACGGTCTGTGTGCCAGTCCCGGCGGTCGTCGCAACAATGGGAGGACCGCCCGGTGCCGCAGACAGTGTCAACATGGATGACGTGTTGATCTGCGCCACGTAATAGATCGTGCCAGCCGCAAACGGCGGCGGCAATGCACCGCCAGAGTTCGTCAGCGTGACCTGATCGCCAACCTGAATGCCAAGCGACGCAACGGTGGCAGCAAACGTGACGGCCGCAGAACCGGCGGCAAAGGTCACGTTGAACGTGCGCGCAGCGGAAACATCAATCCCGAGAACCGTGGCAACAACACCCGTGATCGCATTCGTAACACTGCATCCAACGGTAATGCCAGCACCAGACGCCGATACAAGCGTCATTGGCGTACCGGTAACCGGCACGGCAGCAACCGCGATATTGGCTACTGCTGCCGCCGAAGGCACCTGATCGATGATGCAAACTTGACCCGCAGTGCCCCACCCATAATAGGGATGATTGTCGGTCTGCCCAGGCTGATAGGTGTAGGTCATCCGCGGGTCAAGAATCATATCTCCTTCAAACCAGAAGGATGGAGCAAGCTGCGAATTGCTGTCGCCGCCAATGGCTTGCCCGTAAGAACCAAGCGGACCTGAATGAGCAGTGATTCCCATTTGTTTGACCCCTTAAATTCTCAGCATACCTCAGCTTGTCGGGGTCGAGCCGTAGAGCGCCCGAGGATCGTTATACGAGAAACTGTAGCGCTCCCAGCCCTTAACGAGCAGATTATCCGTAGTAAAATCCACCTGCATTTCTATCTCGAACGGCTCGCGTTCGAGATACAGCAAACCCGGCTGATCAGTTTTGATATACCAGGGATACGGGCTGGTGAAGAACACATCGACCACATACTCCGCAAGACCACCTGCGGTTGTGGGGATCACATTCGGATCGTTGTCCGCAGTGCCTGGGCGAAGCTCGCTTCGCAGCAGGCGCAATGCCACCGGCTCATTCGCTGGATGAATCACCAGCACCTTGCCGCTCGCCATCATGCGCAGGCCAGCATTATCAAAGAACCCGGTCCTGATCGCGATCATCCCGTTGAGCAGCGTCGTCTCGTTGAGATCAACCTGCACGGTCGGCGTATTCGCCCAGATCGGCGGCCCGGAGCCGCCAGCCGGAAGCGGATGCGACGCATTCAACAGCGACACACCATCGCCGCCGATGGTCTGATCGTAAATCGTCGCATTATTGAACACCGCCGCCCCATATATCTCCTTGGTCTGGGCAAACGATCTTTGTAACCCCAAATTAGAAGGCCGGAATTGGGCCTTGTAGAGGTTGTCACTGATCGTATTTCTGGTGATCGCATAACCCAAACCAACGCCGGTATGAAGCTGGTTGTAGACAAACGCCTCGCCCGCATTGTTGTCGAACGCCGTCTGGCCGCCATCAGTCTTAAGCTGCGCCAGAGGCAAGAACCGCATCGATGCGGTGCGCTCTTGAGAAAGTTCGCTCTTTCCCTGATCGAACAGCTTCGGCCAGATCGCAGGCCATTGCTTGTATTCGCCGACCACCCCTCTTAAGCCGGGGACGAGCAGATCGCGGACTGCTGAGACATTGACGGCCATGGTTTATACCCCGAGCAGTGCCTTGAACGTCTGGTTGTTGAAGGTGACGATCACGAAATTGAAGGGCGTCGTGAGGTCAGCCCCCTGCGCAGTGGGCGGCGAAGTCACAAACCCAACCACCTTCAACGGATTGGAGGCGGTCGTCACGGTCGGTGACGCAAGCGACATGCCGGAAATGCCGGTCGTCGTGTTACCGGCCGTCGCAGCAAGCGCAGTGCCTGCAATATCCGCAGTCTGCCCCATGGAAACTTGCGTGATCGGCCCGGCATTGGCCTGTATCACCCATTCGGCATTGGGCTCCGTCACAACCTTGGCGACGACATCGCCAGTCGCATCAGCCCCTGGCCAATAGCGGTTCTCAACCCACTTCTGCTGGCTGGTCGAATAGTACGAACAGCCAACAAAAACACCGACGAGAATCTTCGTCGGCGTGCCGCCATCGGTGGGAGCCCATTGCTCGACATATCCGGTCGGCCCGGTCACGTTCATCTTGACCAGATCGCCGAAGAAAATCGGCGTCGTGTTGCCAGCAGCAATGCGATACCCCGGAGCAGACTCAAGAGCGAAATTGGGCGGTCCACCACCAGAGCCCCAACGCTTCAGACCAAACGGCCCCTGGATGTTCGCCACGGGCAACCTCCATGATGCTACAGTTCTGCGGCCACGGGATACCCGCAGCCAAGCAAAAACGAACCAGCGATGTATGGTTAATGGAGGCTCGTAGCCCGGCACGGCGGGCTATTGTCTCCCGGCCAGCCAGCGCGGCCAACCCTTCATCACATCTCGTGGTGTGATGGTTGCAAAACGCACGCTATATCAATATGCATACGCTCCGCAATACCAAGAAATTCAATTACTTTAGATTAACCGTTTATCTTCCCGATTACATATTCCGCAGGTCGCAACCAGCCGCAAATCCGCGTGGCACCGCGCACAGCGCAACCCGCACAGGATCAAGAACCACAGCTTCAGCCGCCCATACAACCGCCAGATCATCGGTGCGCGTACCTTAGCATCACCATCGGCACCGCAAGCTTCCGCTCGGAATCCTCCACCACCGCATCATAAATGATGCCGCGCATGAAAGACGACGCGGCAACACCATGTCTTTTTGCCACTTGCTGGAGCGCTTTATAATCAGCGTCGTTGAGCCACGTCGTCACCGGATGCGTCAGACGGATATGCTCGGGCTTCTTGGGACGTGCCACACCCCGATCCTCCCACCCTTGTTTTTCTATTCTTCGACCACCATCCGCACCATCTCCTTGGAAATCCGCGGCCGGACATCAGGATGGTCCCGCGTCGCCTCTCCCTTCGGCGTCATCCCCAGACGCTGCTCGGCCATCGATACCTCGCGCCGCGCCGCCGTCTTCATCTCCTCCTGGGCCTCCTCGGTCAGATATTTCGGCCGCTCCATCAGAATCATCCCACCCTTGATGATGCTGGATTCCTTGTAGCCAGGAGGCACCCAATTGGGATGCCGCTTGGGGTCCACCGGCTCCCAGCCCTGCTTGCGCATCTGCGAAATATAAAACGGATCATGCTGGCCAACGACAGACCAGCGCTTCCACTCGTAGCTCGAATCCCCCGGTATCTCGTCCAGCGGCAAATCATACGGGTTCTCGAACGCCGCATTGCGTACTCTTGTCCGTTTACGCTCGGGCTGATGCTCGGGCTGATGCTGCGCCTGCGAGCCGTCAGCCCGATGCTCCGGAGCATGCACCGGGGGCGGGGACGGTGACACCATGACGTTAGGACCAAGCGGCGGCGGCACCTGCGAGCCCGATACCTGCGAAGCCGATCCCAGCACCGGCCTTTTCGACTCCGTCACAATTTTATTTTCGGCCATAATCCTTACATCCCTCTCATTGCGCTCATTGCCTTTTTGTGCCCCCATTCACCTCTTCTCTCTAAAACACCACCCCGAAGATACATAATTCTAGACTTTCTGCGGTATTGCCAATATTTGTTCCTGCAAGAATCCGAGCAATATTTTTTCGTTCTGTTGTTTGCAGCACGCCGTATTTCCGCTTTGCAAAACAAACAACAATCCATATTTCCGGCCCTTCAATGCGTAAGCCTCCCGATCTTGCCCTCAGCCGTAGCCTCGATCAGATGCTTGGCATAAACCGCATAGGCCTTCTGCGGCTCCATGTGCGGATATGACAGACGCGCATGCTCCTGCTGATCCTTGTTCAGCCGTACCTGCTGCACGGATTTAGGAGGTGATCCAGGCACCTCACGGCTGACCGGTGCAGACGGCGTCGCCGCCCGCGTCTTGGCCTTTCCCGTTCCTGTCGCCTCATGCGATTGCCGGTAGCCGGTGTGCTCCTCAATGGTCCGGAAATAATCCTCGCCATTAAGCTGGTATCCCTTGGACAACGCCGCGTAATGCCCGGCCATCATCTTGTTGTTCATGTCCTGCTTTCCGCCTGTATCTACGATCTGATTACCCATCTGAATCCTCGGCGGCAGGCATTCCGGGTGCGCCCGCAGCCATACCTGCGCCTGCGGATCGAAATTGTTGGAAATGAACATCTCGACTGCCATCTGCCCGCTCGGCACAGATGGCTCCGGTTGCGGGGCCGGTTGCTGATATTGGCGGCGATTGTAATTGTTCTCGTATTGATATTTCTTGGCTTCCAATCCCTCTAACCGGGAAGCAAGCCGCCCAATAATGACCTGAATCTGGCCAGCCTTACCAAACTCGCCAGCCTCCATCGCTTCCTTGAACTGATTCTGCTGATTCTCTGTCTCACGCTGCACCGCCTCAAGCTGGCTTGCGACATTGGCATAATCGCTGTTATAGGCCCGATCTATCGCAGCCTGCGCCTCGGCATCACGCCGCTGCGCCCATTGCTCAACCTGCTCACGCTGACGCCGCTCGGCCAATGCCGTCGTCTCGGCCGCCGCCCTTGCCGCCTTCGCCTCCTCGGCAGACTTGATAGCCTGCGCAAGCGCTCTCGACGGATCGTCGTCCTTGACCTCCTTGACGGCCTCAGCCTCGCCTTTCGCTTCAGACTTCCCGGCGTCTCCACCTTCACGCTCAACCTCGACGGTGACGACCTCGTCATCATCAAGCTCAACCACCGTCTCGTCAGCCATGTTCTTGTTCCTCTAAAAGATCACATCAGGCGCTGGTATGCGCATAACCACGTCCTGATCGCGCACAATCCTGCACGCCTGACCGTTGATATTGATCTGCCGACCGTCGTTCACCCAGATCGATACCCAGTCGCCCGGCCCTACTTTTCGTCTCGGATCATCAAAGTTTGCGTGCGCGTCGCTCGCAAACGCAGTCGGACCCAACATCAAAACAAGCGCCGCCTTGCCTTGATGCAAATCCTCGTCACGATATTTATCCGGCAACTCAATGCCAGACTTCGTTCTTTGAGGCCGCTCATAAATACCCAGCAGAACATCGTTGCGCAGCAGATCAAACCCTGAAAGCACCCCGAGACTCACCATCCCGATCTTTGAATAAATATCCTGCCGCGGGTCTCTGCCCCCGTGATCCATCAGCATGAACGGCATTTTTCCGGTCCCTCAATCTGTTCCCGTCTTCGGCACACCATATCGTTCGTGTTCAACCCGCTCGGCGATCTTCAAGGCGAGATTCAACCCCGCCATACGTCCCACCGCCTCACGATAGTCGGAGTATTTCTCGGCCTGCCCGGCCGATAGTTTTTCCCTTTGATCAGCCATTTCCTCATTGACGGCGCGAGCGAACGCGATGTGAAACGGATCGATCATCGATCACGCGCTGTGGCCTTTCCGGCTAAATGCCGTCTCGCCGATCTTCTCCAGGCGGCCCATGCCGCTGCCGCCGCCATAGTGCTTGTTGATCTGGAACCGACCACCCTTGGCACGCTTCAAGCCCTCGGCCTTGAGCGTCTTCTGGATCAGCGCCTTGTCCTCAGCCTCATCGTCATGGACACGGCCGCCTTTCTTGCGGATCGGCAAGCCCGGCGGCGGCATCGCGCCAGGACCGGGAGGACGCGGTATTGCGCTCGGCGGAAGTCCGCCAGGACCGGCACCGCCGCCAAGCAATGCCGCCATGGCCGCCGGGGGAAGGCCGCCAGCAGGAGGCATCCCAGGAGGCGGACCACCACCGCCCCCAGCCATCGGAGGCGGCGGCAGACCGGGCGGCATCCCGCCAGGACCACCCATCATCGCCGGGTGAACAGGAGGCAGCGGCGTGTTCTGCGCGCCGCCACCGCCCCCTGGTTGCGGAGCCACAATCACGTTGACCTTGGTATGGGGCTTACCGCCGCCGCCACCGCGGCCACCTCTGCCCTTGCGGCCACCGCCGCCACCCTCACCTACAGCACCAAGCGCCTGCCCCAGCGTCCCGCCACGGGCGCGCTTGGTCATCCCAGGCGTCATCACACCACCGCCAGCAGCGCGCTTTTTGACAGGACCACCCTTCTTGAACTGCGGCGGATTGGCCTGCATGGGTCTGCGGGCAATGCGATCCGCCCGGATGCGCGGCACATCCACATCCGCGCCATAGCCAACGGCACCCTCCGGGCCACCGAGCTTCAACCTATTGGGCGGCGCTGGAATGTTATCCCTGGAGGCCGCACCATAATTCCTGGTCAGACGATGAAGCTTGTCCAGCGCATCGCCACGCGCGTCAGCGATAAAAGGATGTGCCATTTTATTCTCCTATCAACACTGTCAGCGTATCGCCGGAAGATGAAAGCCACCGCCAGCAATCGCGCCAATCAGCGCAATGATCGCCAGCAACAACACGATCACCCATATTCCTTGAACAACCTTCTGCGGAATAGGCATGATAAATTGTTCAATGACCCACAGAGCGAGATATACTACGCCCGCCAGGATGATCAGGCCGATCAGAAACCACAATACGTTGATTGCAATCGCAGCCATTTCTCACCTGATCTTCGAAATAATCAGCATCCCAAAACCGCCATTCTCGATGCGCGGCGGCGTGGTAAAATCCACCGGATCAGGCGACTGCGTGTAAGGCTGTGCCTCCTTGGATTCACCCTCTTTCATGCGCCCGACAAACTGCGGTTCGTTTTTGTACTTCGCACCTTCGACCGGATAGGCCATGACTCTCTCCCTCATCCACATTGCGGCTCATGATCAGCATCATCAAGCGGCACAATCTTGAACCCGCGAAGCCATAAATCAGCCAGCAGACCATCAACCACCTTGCCATGAGGACCAACAATATCGATCAAAGCCTCACGCGCTCCGTTGCCGCGACATTCCCTCACCAATGGAACGACATCGCCCATGGTCATTCATCCTTGTCATTTATC